TGATTCGGAATATCTGCTATGAAGTGCCAGTGGATTGGCTGATTCTGAGTGAACGTATGCCGATGAGCAAGGCGCAATTTTATGACTACAGGCGGTATTTTTTCTTCCTGCTTGACCAAAAAAGACGCTAGATGAGTGTTCAGAGGACATTAATATGTGCTAGTGTGGCATCGAGGAAAGTGTAAACAGGGCAAAATGTGTCCTGTTTTTTATTTTTTGAGGATAGATACATGATTAACTATCAATTTGACGAGCCGTTTGGTCGCAGAGAGATTTTTACAACTGAGCCGGAAATCAACGAGAGCAATATTTTCCAGGTGCTGTCACAAGTCATTGGCGAACATCTGGCAAATAAATCCGTGATCCAGTTCCTTCTGGACTACGAAGCCGGAGAACAGCCGTTGACCAGAGAAAAAACAGTGCGGACTGATATAGATATCCAGGCTGTTGACAACGTGGCTGCAGAGATCGCGGAATTCAAATGCGCATATCACTTTGGTAACACCATCACTTTGGTTCAGCGTGGTGAAAAGGATTCCGGCAAAGCAGAAGAGCCGTCAGCGATCACGTTGCTGAATGAGTGCTATGAAGCAGAGAACATCAAGGCAAAGACGCAGAAGCTTGCCAGATTTGTTGAAATCTGTGGTATCGGTCATACGTTTATTGACATCAACACGGAATATGAGGACGGAGACAGCTTTTTCAAGTACGAAGTACTGGATTCCAGATACACGTTCGTCGTGAAATCAAGCTATTACATTGACCACAGACCGATTATGGCGGTTACATACCGGGAAGACGAAGACGGAACGTATTACACATGCTTCACCAAGGACAAACGCTACGAAGTCAAGAATCTGTGCCAGATTATCAACGGACAGCCGATTGACAAGTTCGTTTTCGGCAACAGAAGTGGTGAGATCAATCCGCTTGGCATGATTCCGATTATCGAGTGGGTGCGCTCCTATGACCGTATGGGATGCTTCGAGAGACAGATTTCTGCTCTGGACAATTTGAACATCCTCACATCTGACTACACGAACAGTGTTGATACAACCGTACAGGCATACTGGCAGACGATTGACATTGAATTCCCGAAAGCTGAGGACGGCACAGAAACTTCTCCGCAGTCCGGGGATTGGATTCGCACATTCTCCACCAGAGACGGTAAGACTCCGAAAATCGTTCCGCTGGTTATCCCATATGACTTTGACGGTATGCTTGCCAACATGACTACGCAGAGAGCATTGATACTGCAGAAGTGCAACGTACCACAGAGAAATGACAGTTCTGGTGGTTCAACTGGCATCGCTATGTCAGACGCTACAGGATGGACATCCGCAGAGTTGGCTGCCCAGATGCAACAGAACATCATGGAGTCCTGCAAGATGCAGGAAGTAAAGGTGGCATTAAAAGCCATCAAGAATTCTCCATTTGTTCCGTCCGACAGCCCGTTGCTTGATTTGCGGTATTCCGATGTTCAGCCGAACATCAAACGGCAGAAGACATATGAGATGGTCACCAAGATTAACAGCTTCGCAACAGGCGTAAGTCATGGTATCGCACCAGACCATATGATTAAAGCAATCAACTTCTTCGATGACCCACAACAGGTTATTGCAGACAGTAAACCGTATATGGACAGATATCTGGACAGCATTTATGCCAAAGGTGAACTGGAAAACAGTGAAAAACGCTTGATTGGCGATGAGTCAGACCAGATACAGAACAGTCCGATGGTTGACGGCATGGAAAAAGTAGACCAGGACGATGGCAAAGAAGAAAACGTAGACAATAAGGCGAAATAATGGCTGTAGCAAATTTTGACCAACTGAATAATCTGGTGCTTGTTCCACTTGAGGAAATCCCGGAAGAATCCAGACGCTCTGAGCCGTATGAAGAATACTTCGATGAAGACTTCACAGAACAGGAGCGTGAAGACAGGATTGAGACTGCCAGAAAGCTTGAAGGGCCAGTAAGGGATTATCTTACACTGCTCATGATTATGCTTTGGATGAACATGGACAGGATGGATGATGCGAGAGACGAATTTGTTCAGTCCTTGTCAGAAGAAAACATCGGTGATGAGGACTACAGAGTCGGACTTGCGGATGATTTGTATGATTCAACCATGCGCAATCAAGATGATCCGTGGTTTTTCTCCGAAGACCGTGTTTACTGGGTATCTGAGAACGAGTCGCAGACAGTTGAAAACGCAAAAGACTTTGCCTTAGCTAAAGCCAGGGGGATGACCAGAAAACGGTGGATTGGCATGGCAGATAAGCGTGAGCGCAAAACACATCTGGCATTGAATGACAAGATACTGCCGATTGATGCGTTGTACGATATCGGCAAAGCAAAAGGCCTGTATCCGAAAGACACCATGAGTCCGATGAGTACGCTTGCCGAGCATCCAGAGGAAATCATTAACTGCAGATGCAGAATTGAATATTTGAGATAAATTATGACACCTTCGGGTGTCTTTTTTATATCCGGCAGAGAAGCCGTAAATCGCATTAGTTAGAGAAAAACTTTAAAGAGCAACTTCGGCAGAAGTAAAAATGCAGATGAAAGGAAGAAAACCATGAACGAAGAAACAAAAGTACCAGAAACAGAAGAAACCGTTGAAGAACAGAACACGGAAACAACCGCAACGAAAGATGTGGATGTCGATGAATTGATGGCAAGGATCGCAAAACTCGAACGTGCGAAATCCAAAGCAGATTCCGAAGCTGCGGACTGGAAAAAGAAATTCCGGGCAACACAGTCTGCACAGGAAGTCGCAGAAGCTGAACAGGCTGAACAGAAAGCCGAGATCGAGCAGAAGATGGCTGCGATGGAGCGTGAATTATCCATCAACCGATTGGAGAAATCCTATATCGGCATGGGATACACATCTGATGAAGCTGGTCGCATGGCAGAAGCAGAAGCCGATGGCAACATCGATGCAAAGATGAAAATCATGGCTGAAGTAGAAGCCAGAAAGAAAAAGGACTGGGAGACTGATTGGCTCAAGTCCAGACCACAGCCGTCATCCGGCACTGGCAGTTCTGATTCCGATGATGCGTTCGTCAAAGGTTTTAAGTCTGTCAAAGGCAATTTTTAATTAAACGAAAGGAAACAAGACAATGGCATTAGGACTTAATTATGCAGTAAAGTATTCCTCGATTGTCGATGAGCGGTTTACGCTTGGTTCTCTGACAGCAGGAATCACAAACCAGAATTTTGATTGGGAAGGTGTTAACACCGTAAACGTATTCAGCCGTGAACTGGCTACGCTTGGCAACTACACGATGAGCGGTACATCCAGATATGGCACTCCGGCTGATCTCCAGAATGATACTCAGAGCATGGTTCTTACACAGGATAAAGCTTTCACTTACATCATTGATCGTAAGACTGCTGATTCCACTATGGGTACGATGGAAGCTGGTGCTACTCTGGCAGAAAACATCGACAACGTAGTGATCCCGGCAATCGACAAGTACAGAATCGCAAATATCGTATCTGCTGCTCCGACAGCTGGTAGTGTATCCGCTGCAAGTCATGTTATCAGCGCAGCGGTAAGTGCAAGCAATGCTTACTCCGAGTTCCTTAAAGCACAGGAAGTACTGGATGATGACAAAGCACCGATCGGTGGCAGAGTCGCAGTTGTTACCCCGGCTTTCTACAACTTCCTTAAGCTGGACAACAACTTCATCAAAGCATCTGATATCGGACAGGGTATGCTGATTAACGGACAGGTTGGCGAGGTTGACGGTGTTGCAATCGTTCGTGTACCGACCAGTTACATGCCGACTAAAACCGATTTCTTCATCACTAACCCGGTAGCTGCTCCTGCACCGATCAAATTCGCAGAGTACAGAATCCATGAGAATCCTCCGGGAATCTCCGGCTGGCTTGTAGAAGCAAGACTGTACTACGATTGCTTCGTACTGAACAATAAAGCAGACGCTATCGCTGTTCATACGCATCCGTAAGGAGTGATTACATGATCTGGGTAGAAAAATGCGGTTCTAGAGTAGGTGTCGAAGATGGTTTACTTCAGAATTTCCTCGACAATGGTTGGAAAAAAGTAGAAACCGAAGAGCCGAAAAAAGAAGAGCCAAAAGAAAAGAAATCTTCCCCGAAAAAGGCGAAGAAGTAAAGGAATTGACCGATGGAAGAATTGATTGCAGAACTTATTAGTGATTTAACAATCGAATTACAGGCTACAGACCCAATGTTTGATGCGGATGTGTTGGGGGTAAAGGCAAGAATGGCCGTGAAAGAAGTCATCAGTGCCAGAAAATACCCCGATTACTACACAGACGAACAGATTGCTAATGATCTGCAATCGTTCTATCCGCAGATGAGAGATATTGCGCTGTACGACTACAACCAGATTGGTATTGAATTCCAGTCAAACCATACTGAAGCAGATACACAGCGCACATATATTGACCGACATAAACTATTCGGTGGGGTTCTCCCTTTCACACGGTGCTAAAGACGGATTGAGCGCACTGGTTAAGTAATGATTAATGGTGCAGGGCAGTAATCCATTGAGTGGTGGGGAATTACTGAAATTAGCACAACAGGGAGTTTAACAATGAGAATTCAGCGCAAAGATGAAATGCACTTATATTACGCATACCAGACAGAAGGACGGATTCCTATCTACGTTACGGATGATGATGGCAACATCATTTATGACGAAGTGGATGGAGAGCAAGTTCCGAGAGAAACAGGACGGTTCACACAGGGATATTCAAATCCTGTTCCGTTCGACGGTTTCCTTACATGGGATGTGTCAGAAGCACAGGCGAGATCGTTTGGACTCGCACTTGGTTCATACGGTGCAGTTTTAACTGTGATGAAGGATCAGATAGAGTTGGAAGAAGCTGGTTTGATTTTCTGGAAAACAGTGCCAGATACGACAAAGCCAGCCAATGAAGCCGATGCGGATTTCCGTGTCGGTGGAGTCCAGCCGTCACTTAACTTCACCAGATATGTATTGCAGAGGATGACACAATGAAAACGATAACCTATGAGTTGTCGGAACAGAGCATTGACCAAGCAATCCAAGAGATTAAAGAGTTCCAAGCAGACCTAAAGCGTAAGTACGAAAAGTTCGTGGAAGAACTGATGAACGAAGGTATCACCGTTGCCCAACGAGCAGTTAGGGGTTCTGAGTACGGTGACTACATAACCTTTGAGAAGCAGTTCAAAAATCCGAAAAGTGGCATCATCGCTATTATGTTGATGAAGCCTACAGGAATCGTACAGAGCGAATGGTTACAGAAGGACGGCAGTACGAAAGTTGCAAATGTCAGTCCTACGTTGATGGTCGAGTTTGGTTCTGGTCGATATGCCCAAAATCCAAAAGCAGTGCCAGGTGTCGGTCGAGGAACATTCCCCGGTCAAACACACGCAGATGAGCCAGGTTGGTGGTATGCGACAGGCACACCAGAAAACAAGACTTGGCATTATAGTTCTGGTGTTATGCCAGACCAGCCGATGTTTAAGGCTGCAAATGAAATGAGATACGCAATCAGAAAAGTCGCACAGAGGTGTTTTAAATGAGCAGTTGGTGGGAAAACATAAATCCAAAAGCTTACACAATGATTAAGACAAGGACACAGAGGGCTTTACCACAGTATGACATTATTTTCACTACAGAAAATTCGACATATGCACCAGCCGAGTTCCCAACAGTGTTCATGCGTCCGATTGAAGGCTTGGAAATGGGTATCGAAATAGGCAGTGAAGATATTTCGGCATTTATGGCTGGCTTACAGGTCGAGGTCTATTCCGACAAAACAAATCAGACCACAACCATCATGGGTGAGGTGGTCAGACAGTGCAAAGCACTTGGCTATGCGTTAAACGCTATGCCGATATTTACAAACGAATCAAATATTACAAGAGGAATCGCCAGATTCAGACGATGTTTTGCTTCAGACGATAACTTTTGATTTAACGAAAGGAGTAACACACTATGGCTATTTCGAGTTATGGTATTCAGCTGATGTACAAGCAGGGTAGTGGTGACACATACACCAAGCTGGTAGATGTCAAAGAAATCCCAGACCTGCAGTCTGCGCCAGATGCACTTGAGACTACTACGACTTCCGATAATGCTCAGACATACATCCTTGGTATCAAGGGTGCTGACGCAATGGAATTCACTTGCAATTACACGAAAGCAGATTACCAGAAGATCACTGCACTTGAAGGTACGGAACAGCAGTTGGCTGTTTGGCTTGGCAATGATTTACAGGGTGGTGACGGCAAGGTAACCTTCTCCGGCTACGTTTCCGCTACGATCTCTGGTGCTGGTGTCAACGAAGTTGTAGAAATGGTTGTAACTGTAGCACCGTCTACGGTAATGACATTTAGTGCATAATAATTTTTTAAACGTGTGAAAGGAGAATACTCATGGCTAAAACACTCACTATTATTGACCCGGATAAAGAAGGTATTGTTTATGAACTGGAGTACACCAGAAGAACGATCCAGCAGATGGAATCACAGGGATTTATTGCAGATGCAGTAACGGAAAAACCGATGACCATGATTCCGCTTCTTGTTGCCGGAGCATTTCTGAAAAACTGCCGTCATGTTCAGCAGCATGATATCGATCGCATCTATGACAGCATCGATGACAAGGAAGGTTTTATCCAGGCACTTGTCACCATGTACGCAGAGCCGATTGAAGCACTCATGGAATCTCCGAAGAAGGGCAAAGGGGCAAAAAAAGTGGAGTGGAAGAAGAACTGGTAAGCACTCTTTTTCCAGAATTTACGGAGAGCGAAGGGTATATTAATCCTCGCTCTCCTTTTGCTTACACAAGATATTTTCGTGAATCGTTACCTTACTTGATGGCTATGGGGATGTCACCAGATGAATTCTGGGATGGCGATCCAGACTTAGCACTTGCGTACAGGCAGATGTGGGAACTGAAACAAGAGTCCGAATTTCAGTTACGGAACGAATACGCTTGGATTCACAACATGTACACATACGCTACAATGCTTAAGGTCGCACCGATGTTTTCCAGTTTTGCTGACAAGAACACGCATCCAGGCGAATACATGGATAAACCATT